GCCCCAAGGACAAGGCAGGGGCCGGTAGAATGGGCAGAAGCCAATCTGGTTTTAAGCCCGCGCACAACTAATGCGCCGGGCCCATATCGAACGCTGATGACGCCTTATGTTCGGGAACCGCTGGAATGTTTTGGAAAAAGCACAGTGCGTGATTTGACTTTGGTTTGGGCGGCGCAAACCAGCAAAACGCAGACGATTCTTGCCGGCATGGCTTATGCATTGGACAGGGATCCGGGGCCAGCCATGTGGGTGTCGCCAAGCGAAACAATGGCACGCAGTTTTTCCGAAACCCGATGGATGCCGCTGGTTGATGACTGTCCGGCTTTGGCAAGGCATAAACCATCCGACCAGGACAAATACCGCCTGCTCGAGCAGCACTATGACCGGATGTCGGTCTGGTTTGTGGGTAGCAATAGTCCGAGTGCTTTGGCATCACGCGCCGTTCGCTATCTCGCTTGCGACGAGGTCGATAAATTTCCAGTAGGCGCATCAGGTGTTGGCAAGCGCGAGGCCGGAGCGTTGCAGCTGGCTGAAGCCAGAACGGCAACATATCCAACGTGCCTTAGAATTAAAACCAGCACGCCCACCGTTGATGCAGGGCCTATTTGGATTGAATGGCAAAAAGGGGATATGCGGTTTTATTTCATCCCATGCCCGCATTGCGGAGAAATGCAGAAACTTGTTTGGGATCAAGTCAAGTGGGATGGGAAAACTGACGATGGCTGGGACATGATGAAGGTCAGAAACACGGCGCATTACGAGTGCGGCCATTGCCAAAAGAAAATTACCGACGGACACAAAACCGCCGCTTTGCGCAAGGGGGAGTGGCGGGCAAGCAACCCGACCGCAGAGCCGGGCCGCAGAAGCTATCATTTAAATGCCCTCTACGCGCCATGGGCCACATTTGGGCAGCTTGCGGTCAAATTTATTCAGGACAAATCCAACGGCTTAATCGGCTTGCAGGATTTTGTGAACCGCGTTTTGGCAGAGCCATGGGTTGAGCAGGAGGAAGTTGATCAGGCCGGAGTGACCCTTGGCGGTTACCGGATTGGCGAACCGGCTCCCGAAGGCAGCCGCATTGTTCTGTCCGTGGACGTGCAGGAATCCGGCGGATGGCATTGCTGGGCTGTTGCCAGGGCGTGGTCGAGCGGCGCTGGCTCCAGAATGTTATGGTGCGGCCGGCTTGAAAGCTGGGATGAGTTAAGGGCAAAACAACTGGAGCTTGGCGTTGGCGATGACCTAGTTGTTTGCGATGCCGCAGACCAAACCAGATCGGTGTACTGGCAGTGTTGTCGTTTTGGATGGAATGCATTGTGGGGGAGCGACGCAAAATCCTTCAGCCATTTCAGCAAAAACGGAAGGATGACTAGGCCATTTAGTCCGGTAAGCGTGGGCGATCCGCTGGCCGGGAAAACAGGGGACACCACCGGGCTCACTCGCCGTTATTGTCGCGTGTTCAAATGGTCAAATCCGACCATCAAGGACATGCTTTCTGGGTTAAGAAAATCCGGATCTTTTCTAATACCCGACGATGCGCCATCCGCTTATGCGGAGCACATGGCATCGGAAATTAAAAAAGAAATTCGCAACCCCATGACCGGACGAACGCGGATGGTTTGGAAGCAGGTCAAGAAGCACAATCACTTAAGGGATGCTGAGCTCATGAACATTGTCGGAGCCATCCTGCATGGTCTAATGGACGCAGATCCTGCGCCCATTGAGGACGTTAATTCTGCCCAGGATTCTGTTGTGTAGCGATAAATTGAGCCTGTTGTTCGGTTAGCTGGGTTTGTTGCTCCATCTGTTCCAGCATTCGTTTCTGAATTTCCAGAGCTTGTTTCCGCATCAATTCATCTTCAAATGTTTTTTTTGCTCTGGCCCTCACAATCCTCTTACCGATGGAAAAAATTAGAGCCAATATAAAAACACAAAGCAGAACCTGACACGCAAATGCAAGATTGACTGATGCCTGCTGGCTTAATCCAATCATTCGGTAATACGGTATTTTTATCCGTTGACACAGTCAAGTCATTCAATGGCCGCCTATACCCGCGAACTTGCGCGGGCTGTTGCCCTGAATGAGCTCAAAGCCGCTTCTGGGGTTACGGCCAGCGCCTTACGTAATCTGGAAACCATGCGCGACAACGCCATGAGCGGGGTTGATTCTGGTCGTGCTGTTGTTGGCAGTTCGGCCGGTGGTCAGTCGGCCAGCTTTATGATCGACAAAAAACCATCCGAACGTGTTAATCTCTTTCAAGCTGCCATTGATTTCATCAATGGTGACCGCGTTCCCAGAACCGAAGGATCATTCACCAATGTCTTCGACGCCTAAAGTTTCTCTGATTACCAGGATTGGCGCTGGAATGCGTGCGTTCACGGCCGGGTATGGAACCGGCATTGCCACCTTTCAGCCTTACGAAGGAGCAGGCTTTTCACGCAAGCGCCCCATCATTTACGGGGCGTATGCCCAGGATTCTCAAAAAGATTTAAGCAAAACCACTCGCACCGAACTTCTCAAACTGGCTCGGCACATGTACCGCAACGTTGGGCTGGTCAAAGGTGCGGTGGATTCCGTGGCGCAGTATTCCATCGGATCCGGGCTGCGTCCACAGTACAGGGGCGAGGATCAGGAATTTGGGAAGCTGGCCGAATCGTATTGGCGGGATGTGATTGCTCCTTGCCCGGAAATCACCGGCCGCATGAGCTGGGCGGATCTTTTGATGGCCTTATCGCGATCCATCGACATTGATGGCGACGTCTTTGTCATGATGACCAAAGACGGAATGTTGCAGGTCGTTGAAGGTCATAGGGTTTGCGAAGGAGCTGATTACGCCACCACTGACGGGGTTTTCCTTGGAAAATTTGGAGAGCCGACCGGATACCTGATCGAACTGGATAACGAATATCGGCGAGTTGATTGCGACAACGTGATTCACCTGATGGAAATTGAGCGCCCAGATCAAGTACGCGGCGCCTCCGCCTTGGCAAGAGCTCTTAACCACTTGCGGGATCTAAAGCTCATTACTGAATTTGAGAAAGATGCGCTCAAAGTTCAGAGCTCCATTGCGGCCGTTATCACATCGGAGAACGGGGATCCGTTGGCCAACTCGGGCGGATTCTTTGGTAAGATTGAGGCAAGGGATGCCACCAATGATGTGGCCCGCGAGGAGATCACCAGCTCAGCCAACATCCCGCGCCTGTTGCCCGGTGAAAAGATTGAGAACCTTGCTCCGACCCGCCCCGGATCCAGCTTTGAGCCGTTTGCCAAGTACCTCATCCGCGATATCGCTTTAGGGCTAAACCTGCCGCCGGAGTTTGTTTATGATCCGGCTGCGGTTGGTGGGGCAGGAATGCGGTTTATTGTTGCCAAGGCACAACGCCGCTTTGAGCAGCGGCAGAGGCTTTTGATTGATCGTTTCTGTCAGCGTGCCTGGCGTTTCTTTATTGCCAGGGCGATTGCCAAGGGCGACTTGCCGGCCGCCAAAGATTATGACCGTATTTCTTGGCAGACACCCAAGAGCCTGACCGTGGACGCCGGCCGAGAGGCCATGCAGGCCCGCGAGGACTACAAGGCCGGGCTTTCCACCCTGTCGGATTACTTTGGGGAGCTTGGCCTCGATTGGCAGGAGCAGGTGGATCAGCGCAAGCAGGAGCAAGTATATGTTTCGGGCGGAGTTTCGGTTCAGGGCGATCCTCTTATTACAAAGATTGGGGTCGGAGGGGCTCAGGCACTTACGGCAATTTTACAAGGCATCGGAACCGGACAGATCGACAGAGAGCAAGCGAGAGTTATTCTTGTATCGGTGTTTGGATTAAACACGGATGATGCGGAAAAAATAACATCAAATGCACCTGTTGTTGACTCATCAAAAAATCTTCCAGACTTAACAAACCCAACTCTTGGGCAAACGCAGGAACCGCCTTCTGACTCAGCAAAACTTGCTACCCCAGCCTCTGGGCCAGAAACCCCAGAGGAACTGGAGGCAGAAATTAAACTACTAAAAAAAATTTCACCGCCTTCGGAAACTTTTACCATGAAAGACGATCCCGATTTTCAGCTTTCAGAAAAAGAGTTGAACATGGTGGCCAAAGCCGTGGGCCTTAAAAACAAGCCCGTAAAAAAGAAGAAGGCGTAGTTGACGTTGCGTGGCCGACATGGCCACCAAACTTCGTAACGTTTCGATTTTAACAGCGGGTGAGGCCAAGGGCCACAACCTGCTCATCGACGAAACCACCCTCGTCCAAGCACTGCAAGTCGCCCAGACCATGGG